AGTTTAACAATTAGTGCAGTAACCCTCAATTTTGTAATTGATTGTATTAATGGAACTGCGACTGCTAGTCGCCAAGAATATGATAGAAGGGTAAAACGAGTTATTGATGATGAAGTGTTAGATCCAGAATTTTCATGGTGGAGTGATACACTCAGAGAGATGAACTCTAATCGGTCTTTCGAAATTAATGATAAGAATGAGTGTGAGGTGGAGTTAAAGCTCGACTAAGATAAATGAAGGGAAAAATAATGAAGATATTTTCAACAGTGTTTTTAGTAGCAATTTTAATATTTAGTACTTCTTTGGTTTATGCTAATCCTAAGAAAAGTGGGATTACACCTGAGCAAGAACATATGGAAATGTTATATCCGACAGTGCTTGTAAGGTTGGCTAGAGGTACTGGCTCTGGCACTGTAATTTATTCTGAGTTAGATGAAGATCAGAACTATGAAAGTTATGTTCTTACAAATTATCATGTTATTCAAAATTATATAAAAATAACTAAAGTTTGGAGTCCTGAAAAAAATGAACACGTTGAAACCGAGAATCGACGTCCTGTAAACATTGATTTATGGGAATATAATAACTTTAGTACTGCTATCGGTACAATGGGACGAATAGCTGATATTATGGCTTATGATAAAAGTAGGGATTTAGCTCTTTTAAAGGTTAAAGACACTGAGCGACAAATGCCTTATGTTGCTAATCTGTACCCAGAGGGATTAGACGAAGGCCCGTGGATTTTCCAGACTGTTTATGCAGTAGGCGCAGGACTTGGGAAACCTCCGTTTCCTACAATGGGTCTTTTAGCTGGTTATGGTAGGGATCAAGATGGTAATGAATTATATCTTTCCAGTTCCCCTATTATTTTTGGAAATTCTGGTGGTAGTTTATATGTCTTTAGCCCTCGAAGAACATATGAATTAATTGGAGTTCCTAGTATGGTGTCTGCTTATGGTTGGGGTAATGTTGTATCTCATATGGCGTGGAGTCGTCCAATAGCAGAAATCAGAATTTTCTTACGGGAAAATAAATATGGATTTATTCTTGGTGATGAACCAGAGCCAGAAGAAGAAGATGAAGATGAGGAAGATTAAAATGAGAAAATTACCGTTATTTTTAGTTTCTGCTATAGCAACTATTATAATTATAGGAAGTGTCACAGCTTCAACATCTAGCGATACATGCAACTACAGAGACGATGGCAAATACATTATGTCGAATGGTAATATATCAGCCTTTGGAACCATGAACCATGCGATGCACTGTGCTAGTCTAGGTTTATTGCCTGATGTAGTTTCTCGTAGACTAGGTATACTTGGTGATGAAGAAACTAAACAATGGGCAGAAGATATCAAGCGTCTTAACCAAGAAGTTATAGATCGAAAGAAGAAAGAAAAAGAGGAAAGTGAAAATGCCTCTTAAAAAAGGAAAAAATCCACAGGCTATTTATAGTAATATCAGTAAATTACGTAAAGAAGGTTATGGTATAAAACAGGCTACTGCAATTGCTTTAGAGATGGCTGGAAAAAAGAAAAAGGCTAAACCTAAAAAGAAAAAATAATAAGGAGTATTTATTATGGCTGGTGTTGGAACAGAAAAGGTTTTTGAGAATGACAAAGTTAATGTTTGGAATTTTGAACTTGCACCTGGGGAAGAAACCCCCATGCATAGGCATGAGTTAAGCTATATATGGTATGCAATTTCAGGTTCAACTCTACAAGTGTATGACGAAAATGATAATGATTTAGGAGCTTTCGAAGTGCCAACAGGTGCTGTTTTTCATTTAAAGGTTGAAGATGAAGAAATTGAAGTCATGTCAGACATAGGAAAAGGTATGCGGATTCCAGTTAACCATAAAGCAGTTAATGTTGGTTCAACACCTTATAGAGAAGTTCTTGTTGAGTGGAAATAATGCCTAAGAAAAAAACTAAATCACGCGTTAATGAAGCTGGAAATTATACTAAACCTACTATGCGTAAACGCTTATTTCAAAGAATTAAAGCGGGAACAAAAGGTGGTCGGGCAGGTCAATGGTCAGCTAGAAAAGCTCAATTATTAGCATCTGCTTATAAAAAAGCTGGTGGAGGGTATAGGTAATGCCTATAAAAAAATCTCAAGCAAGTTTGAAAAAATGGACAAGAGAAAAATGGGGGTATAGTTCTAAAGACGAGGCTAAGAAACCGAAATCTAAACGTGGTAGATATTTACCTGAGTCAGCTTGGAAGTCTCTTTCTCCTGCTGAGAAAAGAGCTACTAATGCGGCTAAACGTCGAGGAACTAAAAAAGGTAAACAATTTGTAAAGCAACCAAAAAATATTGCTAAAAAAACAGCGAGGCATAGATAATGGCTATAACATACCGAGGAGAAAGATTCTCAGGATATAATAAACCAAAAAGAACTCCTAATGCTAAAAAATCTCATGCAGTATTAGCTAAGGAAGGAAGTAATGTAAAACTTATTCGTTTTGGTCAACAGGGTGTAAGCGGTGCGGGTAAAAACCCACAGACTGCTAAAGAAAAAGCAAGAAGAAGGTCTTTTAAAGCAAGACACGCTAAAAATATTCGAAGAGGCAAGATGTCAGCTGCTTATTGGGCTGACAAAGTAAAATGGTAAAAAAGGAGAAAGTAAATGGTAGCTAAAAAAACTTCACCAGATTATAAGGCTGGTTATAAACAAGGTTATAATGACCGAAAAGATGAACAGCTTGCTATGACTCGTGGTAAAGAGAAAGGCAAAAAGATGTCTATGAAAGGGCGTCGTGATGTAGCTAAAGGAACTCGTAAACCTAAAGGTTCTTATGGGTTTAAAAAGAAGAAGTAAAATGCCTGAGAAGAGTAGACGTTCATCTTCTAGGATTATGCAAAAACACCCAGGTGGGGGACGCTCTATAAAAACGAAAACACGTAAATCTTCAGCAACTATCGTTGAAAAAACCAAAGGACCTCGTGGAGGTTCCACGCGTTATCGTTTTCCTATGCCTGATAAATCTCATGCTCGTAATGCTTTAGCGCAACTTCCAAAAGCTAAGGGATTATCAGCAGTAGATCGTAAAAAAATTCGTGATCGTGCATATAAAATGTTATATGGAACGACTAACCCTAAGAAAATTGCTGAAATAAAACGTAAACGAAGTTAACTATCGTTTATGTATAAGCTAAAAATTTAAATTTTGACAACCAATCAAAATCCCTGTAATATAAAGGGAGTAAGAAGGATAATATTTATCTTTCATTAAAAGGAGAAAGTAATGGCAAAAAAAGGAGTAGATGCCCCTTCGCGTCGAATTCTAACAGTTCCTGGAGCTGGAGTTGATCTTATGACATCTTATGATAAGACTCCTGCTGGTGGAACTTCTAAAGGACCTCTTGGCGGAACCCATCCAGTTAATTCTAATGAAGTTTTATATGCTGCACCTGGACTTATTAATGCGGGTCCAAAAGTAAAAGGTAAAGCACGCCTAGAGCCTATTGATGGAGTTTCTAAAGGTCCACAAAAAGCTAAAAAGCTAGGTGGCTATCGTCCTGGTTACGGAACTACAGCTAAAGGTTCCTTGAGCTAAGATGGCTAAAGAACGCTATGCAGGACCCCCTCATCTAACTGAGGCTCAGTTGATTGCTCAGCGTAATAAAATTCGCGGTGATGGAACTATTATGAAAATTGGTTCTGTTGCCCAGGGTTTTGTTGAAGATGTTCTTACAACTTTTAGTGACACTCGCAAACGAGCACGTTATCAATATGAAGAACTAGCTCGTGAAGCAAATCGCGCTCAAGTTAATCAGAACGCTGACCCTGTAGCTCATTTTACATCAGCACAGGGTAGTGCAAGTGTAAGTAAAAGAGGAAGGCTTGGTCCTAGAAAGAGTAAATCAACTGGAACTACGTATTAGGTGACAGATGGCTAGTCGGTATGCAGGTCCTCCGCGATCTTCTATTTGGCAACGTTTAGAACAACAAGAGAAGATACGAGGAGACGGAGATATAGTTCATATAGGCGGTGAGATTCAAGGTTTCACTGAAAACACATTGACGCCTACTGAAAAGCGTAAGTTGAACGATGAATATGGAAAGCAGTCTCTTTATTATGAGACTCTTAAGAGTAGGGGATATAATCCAGTTGTGGAATATTCCTCTTCCAGAGTTAAAGACTTAGTAAAAATTACTGAAAGTAAGAAAGCTAATAAATTATTATGACAACAATTGTTCCTGAAGTTTTTCAGCGGAGTCAAAAACCTAGAAAATTAAAAAGACTACGGAAACAGAATACAGTTTCAGCAGATTGGAGTTTTGGAGTTGCTAACGCCCCTAAGCCTCGTAAAAAACGGAAGCGAAATTATATACGGCGTAAAAAATAATGATATAATCATAATTCCAACCCTTAAGCCCCTCACGAAATTTCTTTTGTAGGGGCTTTTCTTATTTAACAAAAAATTGGAGAATATAGTGTTTTTTAATACAAAGCATCCAAAAGATATTGGATTAACTTATTTTGAACATTTAATTTTTGCATGGAGAGAAAGTCTTTTACTAGTTGTCATGGTATTTGTTATGTTCATACATGCAATAATACCGTGGATAATGGGAGACGTATTTCCTACTTATTTGAAAAAAGTAATAAAAAGATTAGAAGTATCAGTGGAGTAAAATTGTGGGACATTTTGATGGAAAAATTAATGCTGAATTTACACCCCCTAAAACGTGGGTGCTAAGTAAAAGTTTATCATTTATTAGTAACAAATTAACTAGTAAACAAATTATGTATTTAGGTCTGGTAGGCGCAAATATAAGTGATTCAGGTAAAATTACTTGTAAAGAAGGTATGAAAACTGACCTAGCCTCTGTTCCTCGTATCTGTTGGGCTTTTATAGCTCC